TTACAGTTTCAACACCAGGATAACACTTTTCTCATTCGTACTTATTTCGGGCATCAGCCCGTTTTGTCCTTTTTAGCGTCAATCTTTGCAAATGTTACCTCGTAGGCCCCCATCGCAGTCCATGCTATGATTATAGCATTAAAAAGCGACAATACAATATAATTTATAGTTAGCTTTCCCGTAAAATATGCTGCTACGATCAATATAATGAACGATAGTATCCATACAACCAGCCGCGTCGGGAGCCGGGCCTCCTTGCCGAAAATTTTCAGTACAATAATATCAAGCGGCGCTTTGGTGAACTGTATGATCAGTACGACTACTGCAACGACGCCTGTCATCGTGCCGAGATATTCCCAGGTCAGAAAATCAGTCGGGATGATCGCGTCCCCGGTAGGACCTTCGGCAGCAAAGGCCGTCACTGCCAACGCAAAAAACAAGAGCAGCACCATGCACACTATGCACAGTACATTAAGGATTCTCTTCATTTGACCACCTTTCCTTTCTCCCCGTTTATGCCTGGGGCGGGCATTGTTTATCCGGTATCAGTTCCACGCCTGGGCGATCTTCTCTATAAGCGCATCGACCCATTTGGCTTTCCAGGTATAATCGCTGCCTGCCCAACCGTTGATATCTATTCCGCCCGGGATCCTTGAACTTATATGCATAACCGCCTGAAGCAGCTCCTTGTTGCTAAATTGCTGTGACAATAATGCGATATCAGCCTGGACATCTTTTCTGAATGTGTCCATGCTTTTCCCGTGTTTCGGAAACCAGTGCGACACATCTGCGTGGTTGCTGGCTATGCCGAGTTTACTGCCTTCACTGTGGTCGATGAGCCAAGGTTTTTCCGGCTGGATGCCGAACGTCATGCACAAATAAGCACTGAACTCAACTGCCTCCCGGTATACCGCATTGAAATATACCGGATCAGTCAGCCCATCTTCACAGATTTCAAAACCGATATACCCGGTATTGTTTGCGTTTTTGTCCATCCCCAGGGATCCGGTACCCGAGTGCCAGCCGACCATATCCCAGGGCAACGTCTGATATGTCGCTATGCTGCCGTCCTTCAGTTTGCCGATGAAAGCATGTGGGCAAACTTTCCTGCCGCCCGGCGTAGGCTGGTTCCAGTGGTTATTGTTGGAGTTCGGTCCGAGAAGTCCATCATCGGGGCCGACATAACGGCTTAATTTAGGGTTATTCGCACCGGTAGAATGTACCATGATGCCCTTCGGTGTGTGCTTTTTGCCGGACTTGTAACAGAGATTGTCTACCAAGATCAGTGTTCTCAGGTTCACTCAAGACACCCCTTTCATTTGCCTGCTGCGGCTCTTTCGAGATCTTCGATCCTGTGGTTTGCGACTTTCATTTTTTCCTCCAGCAGGTAGGTCCGCTCTATGATGTTGTTATGCTTTTCCACCTTTTTCTCCAGCTGCTCAATACGATAGCTTATAAGTGCCGTCGATTTTCTGTTTGCAAAATAGCTGCCGCATAACGTACCTACCAAACTCAATACTGCTACAATGATCTCGCTCACCAAATATCGACCTCCTGCTGTACTTCATTTTAATTTTATCATTAGGTATAAATACCGCTAAAAAGCCTAATCCTTTACCTTCTCGACGATACCCTCAACGATCTTCTTTGGCGTATCGTACGGTATACCGGTGAATTTGGCCAGGATCGAGAAGGTTTCGTCGACCAGACCCTGCAGAGTTTTCTTCCACTTCAGCTTGCCCTTGTTCGGTCCGGACTTGTACCTCTCCTTTGAGGCCACCTGCTGGATCACGGTCGTAATGTCCGTGACATAATCGATCAGCTGCTTCGTTACCTGGAATTCAGGTGTCGTCAGATGATACCCGAAGTATTTTCCGTACTTGACATTGCTGCGGTATGCAGAGAAGATCTTACCAACAAAGTACACCTGGTTCAGGATCCCCTCGACGATGTCCATCACGATATCCCATTTGCCTTCCTCTTCATCGTCGCCTTTGCCGGTTATTTTCAGGCGCAGCTGGTCAATGGCCTGCTCGACCAGGTTAGCAAGGACAAGGGTGGTCACGAGCTTTTTAGTCACTTTTTTGAAGTCCTTTGCGGTTTTCTGGCCCTGGTTGTATTCCATCACAGCCCGGACAACCTGGTTAAACATTATGTTGGTCTGCGACGTGAACATGGTCAGAGCCTTCGTGAATTCGCTCTTGCTCCGGCCAATAGCCGACCTGTCATACATAGTGGCCGCCGAGTTCGTATGCCGGATGACCTCCTCGGTTTTCCTGGCGGTCATGGTCAGCAGCTCTTCACCGGACAGGGAAGGATTCTTCTCCTGCAGCATCATCTTGACTGCGTTCCAGGTCTTTGCGATGATCTGCCGGTCAGCCTTCACCATTCCCTTAGTGAGCAGCTGCGGGATATCCTTATAGTTACCGAACAGCTTCCTCATCTGGGCAATCTTTCCGATCTCCCCGAGCTCCAGGCTGATATTGCCCTCAACACGCTCGGCCAGGATCGGCGAATACTTCACTATCTCATCGATGGCCGACTTTGTGAACTGTGCTTTCATTAGGTACTTGGCCGGGATCTCGTTGGTCTCGAGGATATATGCCGAGAACTGCTTCAGGATCGTGAACGGGTTTGCGCCCAGGACGGACGTGGCAAACTTGCTCCGGATCTTGTGGCTCAGTCTGTCCAGAAATTCCAGGTCAGCGGATCCGGTTTCGACGTCGTCGATGTATTTCTTCAGCTGCTGGTATACTCCATACATACCGGTCTGGCGGTATGCGTTCTTAAGCCTCGGGTTCTCCAGGAGCATCTTCGCGTTCCTCAGTGGTTTGGCCAAGCCATAGTAGGCGCCGATCTTCTCAATGTGCTCAACGAGCGTGCGGAATATATCGTCGGCCACGATCGGGGACGATGCCTTCACACGCTCCTTCAGGAGGCCCATTCCCTCAAGGGAGACGGAGAATGTCTTGTTTTTCATCTTGAGGTAGTCCCTGTCCAGGAAGTCCTGGTGTCTCTTTATCGGCACATATCCTTTCCGCTCCGGGATCAGCTCGTACCCGTTAAGTTCCAGGAACACCTCGTTCATGAGCGGGCGGGCATAATCCAGGAAGTATTTTTCGGCCAGATCCGCGAACTGCAGCTCCTCCTTTGTCATGCTCTCCTTGATCGTTTTGATATCCTCCGGAGTGAGCCTGACAACCTGGCTGAGGTTATTGCCAAAAGACACGCCGCCCTTGAGTATGCTCCGCAGGGCGTCTTTATCCTTGAAAGCGAGATAGAGATATATCCTTTCAGCCTTCGTGATCCGGATCTTGGTTATATCCTGTCCTTTCTGCTTACTGATCGGGATCTCGACGAGATCCTTGGCAGCCAGCTTCTTGTTGAAGCTCCTGCTCCAGCTGCGGATCTCTCCGCCCAGGCCGTCAAGAAAATCTTTAAAGATGGCATAAGCATCATGCTTATACTTCAATTCGTTATTGTGGCCTTCGTACATGTCGTCAAAAAGGATCTTCTTTATTACGCCGTCGCTCTCCTGGTCGGACATGATCGTCAACGTTTCCGGATTCAGATGGTTCAGGAAAAACTCTTTTACAAAGTTTTTGGACATCTCCGGTTTGCTGGTATCTATAGCCGTAGGATCCGTTTTGATCTGCCTGTTTCTCAGAACGTTTGCCGCGGCCTCAGCTGCTACTTCTGCTGCTTCGCGGTACCTGCCCTTCATGATGAGCCGGTTCTTCATCTTCTCCAGGTGAACCAGGTGCATGACGGAGTTATATATATCATCGAACTCATCTTTTGTAAGCTCAGACACAGTCTTTTTGCTGAGGATGTCAAGCTGCTTCAGCACATGGTCCGGGATGTTGTGATCCGGATTGGCCTCTATGTACTGTTTCATCTTGGCCAGTGCCGCAAGTTTCTTTTGAGTATGAGCTTTGGCCGTGATATCGAGAGCGGAGAGCAGGGCCTCCACCTGTCTCTTATATTCCGGCCTCATATGCTTTATATCGATTTTGCGGAGCTGCTGCAGCTTCTTATTGATCTCGGCCTGTTCCCTGGCCTTTGCCTTCTCCGCAGCAGCCTTATCCTTCATCTTGAGCTTCAGCTTGCCGACAGCCTCATATTTTTTCAGGGTATACTCTTTCTTTGTTTCCTTGAGCTTTTCGGAAAACTGTTTTTTCATCTCGGCGATCTGGGTGTTTTTCTCCTCCCGAAGCTTGGCGATCTTCTCCCGGAAGTCCTTCTTGTCCAGCTCGCTCTTCCAGAAGTTTTTATATTTCTCCGCATCCAGGAGCTTGTTCAGTTTCTCGATCTTCGCCTCATACTTCTGGCTCAGCTTCTCCAGTGCCGCGGCCCTCTTCTCTTTTGCATACCAACGTATAGCTTCCTTCTCTTTCTTGAATTCTTCCAGTAATCTCTCCCGTGCTGTCTTTACCTTCTCGGCAAACAGCTGCAGGTTGATTTTCTTCGGGAGCACCTCGCCGAATATCTCCTTTTCGATCTCTTCAACAGCTGCATGATCGGCAAGGGATATATCCGGCTGCTTCTCCTGTTCAGTCGCAGCCCGGAGCCGCTCCTCAAATGTCTGCTTCGTGAACCTCAGATGTTTCCCGTCCTCTGTGGTACCCTCGACCGTCGACTTTCTGACAGAAGTAAGCTTGATCTCCTGGGTAATGTCACCGGTCCGGATCCTGACCGTATCACCTACCTTATATGTGAACGATTGGCCTGTTTCCGTGGACGATGGAGCGGTTTCAACCATCTTGCTTGTCTCTGCCGGCGTAACTTTTGCCGCCTTGGCTGCAGTAGTGTCGGTCGCCGCAGCTGCAGTACCGATGCCGGCTACTTGCTCGACTTTAGCTGTTGTCGACGCCGGCGCCTCGGCCACAGCTGATACCCTTGATCGCGCCTCTTTTATTGCCGCAGCTCTCTGGATGACCTGCTCGTTTTTCACTTCCTTTGCAGACATAGCCTTGTCGATGACCTTCTTTACTTCCCGCATCGGTTTCGACAGCTGCTTGTTCTTCACGTCGGGCAGATAGCTTTTGAGTGTTTCCAGGTCCTCATAGCTCATCTTGGAAGGATTTACGACCATGTGTGAATCGTCGCCAAGTGTGATGACGATATTGCCGTCCTTGTCGACGGAATCGATACCTGTTATGGTTTTCTGTGTGCGGCCGATTGCGTCGACAATCGTTCCAGGAAGGCCAAGAAGAGCCGACACACCGAAGCCGATCGCGCCCTCGTACAGAAGATCTTCTGCAGTCGCTGTCTCGGCATCCGGATCGAATGTTATCCTCCTGGCGTATGGATCCAGGGCCCCGGATATGATCTCCTCAACTGCCTCACCTATACCGTCAAGGCCTTTGCTGATTGCAGTCCTGATGATTCTGTTCTTGATCGGCTTTACTACCGATTCAGTGACTTTATCGCCGACGCCCTTCATGAA